AAGTCCTCGGCTCCCTGTCCGATCACCCGAAGTCCTGAACCTCCAAAGGCTCTTCCTACCGCTGTTGCAGCAACGATATCCTCACCAGCCAGGAAGTCCTCAAAAATCTTTATTTTTCCGTACCCGCTCTGTGCCATATTACTTATTTTCTCCCTGAAGCTGTAGCTCCAGTTTTTTTATACGTTCCCTGTAGGGAGCGACTACTTCTGATATATTTCCTGTCTTACGGGGAATACAGGCCAGATTTTCCAGCCTGTTATCCTCCATATCACCGTTCATATTGTGGACAATCCATCCTTTCGGAATTAGCCCACGCTGCTGAGTCCACGCCTCACGACGCGCATTCATTAGCTTGTTGGCGCTGTAGCGTCAGCCTGTACCTCATACAGCCAGTTGCCGGAAGATCGCTCTCCGTAGGCATACTCGTCGTAGTGATACAGAGCCGTGGCTCCACCACCGAGTTCGGGCATTCGCTTTGTCTCCACGTATGGAGAGCGGCCCTCTACTAATACCAGTGACATCTGCGAGAACACTCCACCCTTGGCAAGGTTCGACGTGATGGTTATGTTGCCATCCTCGTACAGTCTTGCTCCAGCGATTGTTCCCCGATATCGGTTCTGGTATGCCTCAACAGCAACACCACTTGTCAACGGAGCGCCACCGGTCTGGTCTACACCAGCCGCAATAAGTTCATCATCAATGTCCTTTAAGGCGAATCCGTGATGGATAGCGTTGATGGGAGCATTGGCAGGAGCAGGTTCCGTTGTGTTGGAAGTGATCCTGTATGCGGCAGCGGCGATTTCACCGGAGTCGAGGGCATTTGCCCCACCGAGTGCGGTAGTTGCGCCGTCTATGGCAGTTATGCCGTCCTGGTCTTTCTTTCGCTCTATAGCGTTCTGAGCAAGAGAACCCGTCTGAGCATAGGCGTTGGCGCTTATTCTCAAGGCAACCCTGTCAGTGATAACGGTGTGAACACCAACCACTGTCGGGGTAATTGAGAAGAGCGTGTCTTCCATTTGCTGCGGGTTGTCTAGTTCAGTATTTTCGGTAACGGCCTGTGCGCTGAGTTTCGACATTGAAACTTCATTCCAGATCGTTCCCGTATTTTCGTCGAGTCTTTGCCTATCGACGAGGTTAGGCATGACACCGGCAAATTCTCTCACGATTCTTGCGGAAGCAATCATCGTGGGAATTGAATCAGCCAGTGAATCGGTTACTGTATTTCCTACAGCCATTTCACTAACTCCTTATCCCTATATATTAATTCCCTGTTTTCTCAACAGATCCTGCGCCTGTACGATCTCATCTTTTGAGACCGTTACATCAGAGTTACCCATGCGTTCCAGAAGCTGATTGCCGTTCATGGAAGAAGGAATAGATGACGATGAATCGAGATCCAGCGTATTTACTCCATGCTCCTCAAGAGCCTGCCTCACCTTCGTGTCCGTTTCCTTGGTTAACTCGTCCTGCTGTTGCAAACGACGGCCCCGTTCTAGCTGGCGCACTGCACGGTTAAACTCGGCATGGGCAGCGTAAATGCCGCTCATATCCTTGCTTTCAAATGCAGGCGCCCACAAATCTCGAAAAGCGGCAAGTTCAGGAGCTGAGTCCACTTGGAGTCCCAGCTCAGTCATCGCCTCTGTGATCTCTTCGATCATACTCTTGGTCGCTACCTGAAAACTGTTCGTGGCTCTCCTGTCAGCGGCATTTGTCTCTACCTTCTGAAGGTCTTCCACGAATGCTTCAGGGTCTTGCGATCCATCACGACGTACCAGCGCCTGTACAACATCAACAAGCGTTTCCACCTTGTCAGAGAGATCATTGTTTTGAGTGGTCTCCCTGGTCTGGCTGTGAAAACGTCCTTCAAGTGACTTGTAGTCGTTCTCTCTTTTTGATGCCTGTTCTTTCATCTCTGTCACTTGCGCTTGCAGAGCCTCGATAGTAGGGGGTTGCTCATCTGATGCTGACGGGGATAAGGTCGCGGGGCCGTTAGCTGCGTCAGCTTCAGGGGCAAGTTCGCCTGTACCGTTTGCTTCTGGTTGTTGTGGCGGGCTATCAAATCCCCCCACTCCATTCTGTAACGTCATGTCTACCTCACAGTTACTGTTAGTTTAGAGCCAAAGTTTTTTCTTTGTCAAAAATAAAGTTAATTTGTTCCTGTATCAAGACCATTACCGCGCTCCCACTGGTTCCTGTAGCACAGATTCAACATACATCTGGCCCTGATAGGGTATTCGTGGTTCTCCAGTGACTGGATGGAGTTCAGAATCATATTGTTGTATGGCCCGATTATAGTCCTGTCTTTTTGTTTGCAGCATAGGAATACCATCTCTGCCTTTCTCTATCTGGTAAATATCATTGAAAGCTTTTCCAGATAATGGCTTCTGTGTATAACCCCATTTTCCTAACAGAAGATCGAGAACAGGATCGTTTGTTCTTGCTATCTTCTGTTCTTTCTTAATTTCCTTTATTATCCACTTAAGATCTGCCGCATCATGAACTGTCCAGTCAAGATGGTCAACAGCTCCCGCTTTGAAACTGTTAGGGCTATCTACTGCCTCTGGATGAGTAGTAACAAATTCCCATTTTTCAGTAAAATCCTTTCCGCTTGGTAGGCCGTTCTCAATTACTTCCTCTCTAAGACTCCAGTAGTTATCGATAATATATTGAATATCACGATCATATTCCTTAAATAGCCCTTCTGCCTCTGGACTGGCAGAGCTGTACTTCTGTTCCTCTATAAGATCAAAGTGATCAGATACTATTGATGAAGGATCTTTCAAAGTTTCTAACCTTCTATCACGTTCCTGATAGTTAAATTCCATAGTTACCGGATCTACTAAAGAAGGCCAGTTATTTAAGCTTCCGGTTTCTCCGTCCTGAAGCACATCCGCTGTCATAACCCGCCAGTATTCCTCCATAGCCTGGTTAAACTCATGTTCACTTGGATCCATTTCCGCAAAGTCATCTACAACATCATCATACTGATCATCAATCCCTTTTGAGGAATATGCGTATTCCTTGAACTGCGCCTGCATGATTTTTCTAAGTGGCGCTCCAACACCATGTCTACTAAGTCCTTGTATAACTAGCCTATCCCTATTCACACGGACTTCCATTTTTGCGTCAAGGTATTCAGCATGGCCAGAACCCTTCTCAATCATCTCCTCCCTATGCCTGTTAAGTTCTTCCTGTATCTGGGGGTTTTCATTCTTGATTGTATTTAAAAGCCCTGCATGTAGATCAACAGCCCATCTGGGAGGAAACTGACCTGGCTTATGGTCATACTCTGCCAGTTCCTCTTCGGTCATAGCCTCAAAAGCATCCCGAACCATTGCTCCGGCTGTATCTTTTCCTGTCATGGGTGATGTTCTTGTTCCTAGCGCTCCCAGAGCCATACCCTGCCATGAATCACCTTCTATCATTCCCTGTACAAAGAATGGCAACGATGATTCTCCTATATGAAATAGTGCATCTTTCGGCCCTTCAATATTCTCGTATTTAAGAGCGTCGAGATCGCCTCCCGCAAACGCAACTCCTCCTTCTGCGAGCGTGGCTCCGAATTCCACACCGACAGCACCACGATATGCTATGAAGCGCAATATGGGGTTATCTCTTGAGTTAGCTGCCCATATATTTTGTATCGGATCCCCGCCAGGTGCCAGAGAACTGATCACGCCAGTAAGTAATTGCATCAACGCCCTTGTCTGTCCACCTATTCCAAACCACTGTCCGTCCACCTCTATTGATAGGTATCGTTTTCCACTGAGAGGGTTAATGCCTGTCTGGATATCATTTCTGATCCTCTCGGCAGTGTGTCCTTTTGCCATGCCAGCACCAATTGCAGCCGATACGTATAGACCATGCATACCCGTAAGAAGAAGTGCCATAGACCGAGCGGCTTCCTTCTGCCTTAACGTGGCTCCTGCACCTCCGGCAAGTCTCCCCGCCTCGGCAGGCACGTACCTAATGGCATCTGCTGTCAGGGCAATTGTTGACCGCAATAGCTTCGGAGAGAATGCCATAAACATACTTTCTATATTTCTTCTTGCTGAACTTACCCCAAGTGCCTGTGTGTCCAATCCACCTGTCATGTTCCGTATGTATGCCGCCAGTTCTGGAAGAGTACTACCTGGACGACCTGATTTAGTCCACCACGGTTTCATTGCTTCCCAGAGTAATGCCCTGTTCATGGCAAGGAACATGCTGTAACTGGACTGAAAACGACCAAATGTCTGGTTAACAGCCGTCTGGCTTCCACTCCGCATTTTCGCAGCTCCCCTGCCGATAGCAAGCACACCCCTGTCAAAATTAGCAAGGTCTGCTTTGGAAGCGCCGCTATCAATGTCTCCGATGACATGGCTCAATAAATTA